ATCAGCGACCACCTTAGTGCCGAGATATGATACATCATACTCCGACTGAACACGAATGTCCTGTTGAACTGCACACGCTATTGCGGACTTGTGTACTAGATAAGCGGCTTCAATACCTGTACTGGTTGTTGTTGGTATCAAAGAGCTTGTCATTACAGGAATGCCGAAAAGATTTCCGACTTGTCCTGTTTGCATAACTGCATTGTCATTACCAAAGCCAACTCCTGCCCCTGAATTATTAGTAACAAAGGCTTTAGAGTTCATTAAGTCAGCATAGATAAGTGGATTAACAAAGAATGCACATTCATCAGCCGGAATATCATTAGCCATTAAAGTACCTAATGCTGTTTCCACATCGGCATTTGACATGCTATTATCAGCCGCTAATGTTTGAGTTGTGCCAATCGTTTGTAATAATGCTTCAATCTTGGTATCGACAGCCTTTGCTAGAGCATACGCCATACTTTGGGCATATTTATCAAAAAGCTGTTCATTTGATTGTACCATCGCAATATCTTCGAATAATTTTGCGCTATATACGTGTTGATCAATTGCAAGATCAATGTCTGTCTCAACATTAGCTGTATATTCAACTGATGTGTTTGCAGATTTGTCTGCACTTGCCACCTCTTGAACTGTTGGAATGTGTAATACATCACCTCGCCCCTGAACTAGACTTGAATAATCATCAAAAAAAGGTTTAAGAACTAATGCCTTCTCGAAGTATCGATACACGCCATCCGCCCACAGCTCAGGCACAAATACGTCTACATCAGATTTCTGGGTTACATCACCAGTAAATCCATAATAATTAGCCATTTAAGACTCCTTATTTATTTTTTAAAGCATATCCTTTTACAATGTCAGCCCAATTTTCCCTTCTTTCTGATTGTTCCATTTTTGTCCAATCTTTATTATTAGGATTAACTGCCCTTGCTGGTGTTCCACTTGTTGAGGGTATGCTCTTATTAGTGTTAATTAATTTAGAATGCAGAGTTTCTAATTGTGATAGTGATAAACTTCCAAATTGTTCTCTGTCACTCTCTGTAAAATCAGCAAGAATCTTTTCTCTTCTTTCAGCTTCATCTTTTCTAAAAGCATCCACAATTGGTTCCATCTCAGCAAGTTTCACAGCTCTTTCTTCTGCAAGTTGTTGCCATTCATTCTGCTCTTCCATTTGCTTTTGTCTGTCTGCCTCTCTTTGCTTTTCAAACTTAGCAAGCTTTGCTTCAGATTCTTGCGCCCTCTTCCTGTACTTTTTGCTCTCCTGCACTAGCTGTCCATAATCGGGTAATTCTATGTCAGCTTTCTGGCTATCAGTTGCCACCTCTGTCGATGTTGCTTTTTCCACCACAGGCTTTTCGACATAAGCCTTTGGTTGGTTATCCACACTCTGGGTTATTTGTTCTTCAGACATTCTGTCTACCTCTTTTATTGTTAAAATTTACTAATAAACTAAAGTTTTTTAAAATCGCTATCATTCTATAATTGGTTCAAGTACACACTTGCATGCAAACTGACAAACCGAAAACCCAGATTGGGGCAAACCAATAGTTGTAAAAAAATCCCATGTTCCAACATCACCCTCTCTTTCAGCACAATCTGGGCATGGTTGTTTGTTTTCAGATCTACTTAATGAGACCCATCTATATTTCTTTACATTGGCTGATTCATAAACCTCTTTCTGTGCAACCCTAGAACTGAAAGTAACTGCATTACCTACTGTATTTTTAATGGCATTTTTATATTGTCCAAATATCCTGCCACCTTCTTTTAAATCATTTAATAAAAAGGTCCTAATAGCATCATTTGACATTCCACTTGCTTTCATTTGTGTAATTAGATTCTCTAAATCAAGTACAGTTTTAGATGATGCTGTTGCCAAACTAGCACCCAATATAATGGATAAATCTTGTAAATTGTGTTCAGGCACGATTTAACTCTTGTTCTATTCTATGCTCCATTAATTTTTCGCCTTTATTTTCAGCTTCTTTACTAATTCCAAACCATTCTCTTGATGGTAAATTACCTGCACCAGTTTGGTGATAGTACCCTATTTGTTGATTACTTACACCATTTCTTATAAGTTTCTTCCCCGGGTGTATTTCAACAACTTGATTTTTTTTAGATGCTTTATTTATTACTAGATTCCTCATTTTACCTGTATCCACTAGTATTTTTGCAGATCCTTTTTTTAGAATTGTTGAAGGTTTTAGGGATTTCATTTTACCACCATCTACACTTTTTCCATTCTCCAACCTTTGAAAGTGATCTTTTCTAACAATTTGACCAAATAAATTTAATTCCTTAGTTAAATCTAAATTAATTTTACTAAGATCAAATTTTTTTATTATTTTAACTGCCATTTAAAACACTCTTAGCATATTCTTGACCTTCTTTCTTAGCCCGTTCTATCTCATCTAAATGATCTTTTATAAAAGCATCACCTAGTGCAAGTAGGTATCCCTCTGGATCTTTTAGCAAATCATCTATGTTAATTGCATTTAAAATATTATCAGCATTGTTTTTAATAATATTTTCGAGCCTATCTAGTTTTTTTAAATGATCATTAAGTAATTGTGCCAAGCCTTCTTAATCCTTCAAATGATGGTTGTTGCTCTAGTGGTGCTTGTTCTTCTTGAATTTCACCAAGTTTGTTTTTTAAATCTAGTTCTGTCATGTCTGGATTGAAATATAATAGTAAATCTTTTTGTGACATTATTCCATTTGCTCTCTTCCAATCAAGCCATGCTCGTTCTTCTTGTGGTGACATAGGGTAGGAGACTTCACCAAAATCAACTGCATAATCTTCAGAAAAATTAATGACATTATGGATTTCTAATATTCTTTGATCTATTTCATATCTGCTATGTTCCCATTCCCTAAATATTGATTCATCACTTTTTCTTGCTTCTAGGTTTTCTATTTCTAATATCCTAAGAGCCTCGCCACTAGGTGTGTTGCCACCTGACTCACCCCATCTAATTCTAAGCTGATTATTCTCTGCTGTTTGATTAGCCATAGCTTTTACAGTTTCGATCATATCTGTTAAACTTCCAGATGGTGATTGGTAACTAAATGTTGCGCCTTCCGGTAGTATTAATGCTTTATCGATCCCACTAGTAAGTTTACTTTGTCCTTCATCTATTCCTGTAAATACAGGCTGACCTAATTTAGATCTAGTTCCCAAAGCTATTTCAGTCATAGCTATTGCAATATGTAAACCCGCTCTTGTTACATCATATGAGTTTTTGCTAAACATAACTTTTGATATAGGGTTAATGCCGTAAGGATTGACCATTTCAGGATTAGATTCAATAGAATATCTTCTCCCCTTTTCATCAAATTCAAAGTGCATACCTTGTATTTCATCTCTATCCTCAGACCAGAATACATACCTTTTGTCTGTTGCATTGCCTTCTATCTCATAACTGTAGCCGTAAGGCTCAGACTCTCCATAAAAATAATATTCTTTGACATATGGTAGGACTTCGTATTCTAATCTATTTTTACGATAATTGAAACGAGACTTAAACCAACAACAACCAAGCAACCAAGCTAACTCTGCAAACTCTCTTGTATTAGAATTTAATTTATAAGATAATTTATTATAATCATCATTCACTTCACCACCTATAAACCTTTGTGGAGGTTCTTTGTACAACATCATCCTAGCTTTCGCAAAACGAGGGACACAACTACTTATGAAAGGAGGAACTTGCCTTAATGAATCACTAGCAAACCATTGTTCTAAATGTGTGTCTATATTTTGATTGTAATAGAAATCAAGTGACTCCATTACATTCATATTGTCTGATTCTAAATAACTTTTATATGCGTTTTTTACGCTTTCTAATACAATAGCTTCTGATACTTCGGGAATAACGACTCTATTTACAGATTTTCCAAAGTTATACATATTTAACCTCTTTATTATTGTTCTTTACTTGTTCCACTTTTCTCCCAAAGCGTTTTAGCTCCTTATTTATTCTAAATCTTTTTATTTTTTTTAAAGAATCACACATCACCAACTCACACTAGTGCCAATCATTTTACGGATTGGGAATTTATAACTAATTCCATATGAACAAGCATCCAGAGCATGGGTAAGATCTATTTGGCTTTTGTCTAAGCCACCCCTTCTATCTCTTTGGCATTGTTCCAAGTCTTTTATTAAATATATACAAGAAGGATCAATAGTCATACCTACTTTACCTTCTGCATCTTTGAGCTTCCTATTTAAAGCATTTAATCTATCTATGTGGCTAGGATGTGATTTATTAGCCTTAATGAAAAACCCATGATCTTTTAATATCTGATGATCACTACGCCTTGATGTGGTGCTTCTAGCCTTACCAGCAGGATCAGGAAATACTTCAATATGGGGGGCAATCTTTTTCATGGCTAATGCAAGTTCTTCTGTATTACTATTCTTTAACCTTATTTCATTAAAAAAATGCACAGCACCATTAGTATATTCACAAGCAAGAGTTGCTGTCATATAATCAACATTAAAATCGACACCCCACCAAAGTTTATTAGATAATTCATCAGCTTTAATGCAATGTGTTGATCTGTCAAAATTGTAGGCGGCTCTATTCCCAGTAGTTTCAAATGAGCCTTCAAATTCTTGCTTAAATACAATTTCATCCATTGTCCTTTTTGCTAGGTTTATTTCTTCTTCTGGTACAAAGCCACCCTCTAATGTGGTGAACTGCCACGACTTCCACTCTGGTTCTGATTGCCCTTTTATGTATAGATCGTACATAGCATCATAACCATTAGGTGTCCCTATAAATAAACATTTGCCTTGTGTGGTTGCTAACATGGGCATTATAATTTCTTCCCACACATGAGGCTTTATATATGCCATTTCATCCATAACACATTTTGTAAGTTCAACACCCCTAAGATTGTTTTCATTGTCAGCACCTTTAACGGACAACTCAGCACCATTATCAAACATCACACTCATTTCAGATTCATTTAATTTAGCATTGTCAAACCCTGCAAACATTTGCCTTAATATAGGAAAAACTATCATCTTGCCTTGCCTATATGTAGGCGTAATAAACCATCTTCTTTCATTAGATTCAAAGGCATCTTTCATTAAGTACATTAAACTTAATACAGTCTTACCCCACCTACGCCCACATACTAAAACTTTAAACCTAGATTTATTTTCAAGAATTTCTTTTCTAGTTTTATCTAGTGTCCAATTAATCATCTATTACCATTACCTGTATTGGTTCAGATTTGGTTGTCCTTTCTTGCCTGTCAAGTGCCTTACCCTCTAACCTTTCAACAATAAACTGTATTGCCCTAAGATCACCCCTTTCTGCTAACTGGAATAACTTAGACACAACTACTTCCCTTCTCTCTTTGTCATTAACCTTAGTAAAGCTAAAATCTTTTATTAGGTCAGTATAGGCATTCCTTCTACCATTGGGATTACCAGACTGTCCCTTTTTCCACATTGTATCTGGCTTATGTCCTTTCTTAAATTGCCCATTAACCCTTCTGATGTCCTTCTGTTTGTCACTCATACTCTACCAATGCCATTACATAAGCCTTATTGAGCTTATCAATTAATTCTTTTACTTTACTTGTATCTATTTCATACACATCAAATTCTAAACGATAATTACCTGTTGTCTTTAAGTTTTTAATACCAACTAATTCAGTTGTTAATACAACACCTTCTTTATTTTCTTTTAACAATTTTCTTTTTTGTCATTTTCTTTTTTTTCTTAGGGCGACCTTTTTTTGATCCGTATGTCCCTTTACCCATTGGCATAGTAAACTCCTATAATTTAGTTAGTATAATTTACTTTAAAAGATATATAATATAAAATACACAAAAGCCCCAGAATTAACTGAGGCTTTTTTAATGGTTTAGTGGTTAGTATTTATATTAATTCAGTAGTAATAATTGTACCATCTCCTAAATGCCTTTGTGAATCTCTGCAGTAATTGTAATAATGAATTTGTTCTTCAGTCCATTCTTTATAAGAAATAAACCTTGCACTAAAAACCTCTTCACTATATGTACTATAACAAGTAACAAACACCCTATCACCAATTCTTTTAGAAATAACAGTTTGGTCAAAATCTAAAGAATGTTTTGCTTCTAATAATTCCCCATCTTTTAATGTTGATTGTATTTTCATATTTTTAACTCCTTATTTGGTTTTTATTCCTCTTATATATTCATATTGATAAAACTTTTTATCATTTGATGTAATTTCTAAATCTGAAAAAATTGTATAATCATTTTCTGCTATTTCAAATACAAACTTTTTAAGATCATCCTCTTTAAGTTTAGCAGGATAGCAATAATAATTGTTATCATGGTCTATTATTACTGTTTTAGCCTCACTAATTAAATGACTGTTTGGATCTCTTGTCTTTTGCATATTATCTATACCATTGAAATAATTATTTAATGCATTTATAGCTTTTAATTCATTCATTGCTTTCAATCTCCTTTATTAAATTTAAAATTTGGATTATCTAGTTTTAGATTCTCTTTATTATTGTAATACTCAGTCCCTAAATGATTATCATTTTTATCATATTTAATTACTGTCCATAGCTTTATAAAAACATCATAGTAATAAACAAATTCTATGCTTTTAGTATTATGTGTGTATGAAACCATATCTTTTAATCTCCTTTTTTTATTTTTATTCCTTATACCCAAAAAGCCCCATTTAAGGGGCTGATTGGTTTCCTTTAGTTATCTGTTAGTAAATATTTGCAATCACTTTGACCATTGCATCTGCCCAGAAATTAGAATCTCTTGTAGTATATCTGCCTTCATCCATAGCCTCAGTCCACCCATTAGAACTTACAAACCCCTTAACCATAGCATATTCACTATAGTTTTTACCATCATTTGAACTATAAGCCTCAAAGTATTTACCATCCTCAAATTCAGTCCATATAATTCTTAATTTTAAATCAAAAACCCTAACAATGTTGCCTGTTATTTTGTATGGGATAAGATCATTATCAACCCAATTACTAGGAAATGTTGCTCTTATTGTACTTGTTTTACCTTCTCTCACAACTTGGTAAACCCTGTCAAGTTCATAAGTTCTAACATCAAAAGTATCATCTACAGCAACTGAAACACTTCTTCTATCTGCATAGATAACTTTAACAAAATCATCTGAACCTAGTTTATGTATATCTCTGATCTGAACCATGTCACCTTCATTGATTTTAAAGAACTTCTTACCAGATATTGCAGTATAATGTGTAGAATTGTAATTGTTTAAGTATGTTCTCATGTTTAACTCCTTTTTTATTGTTTTATTCACAACTAAACGTATAACAAAATACTCTAATATCAAAGGGTTTTCTAAGGGTTTATATAGGGTTTAAAATAGCTTGGTTTGTGTTTGTGGTTTGTAACTAGCATTATATCTTTGATTATTACCTTTTGGATATGGATAAATATTCATTTTTAAATTTTTATTCATTTGCTTTTTTTGTTTTTTTGAACCATTAAAGTATAAATATCTATGTGTAGGGAGCATTTTTTCTTTTTTAACTATTTTGCCTTTATTATCATCAAATCTATTTAAATCAAATGTACTGCCATCTTCAAATGTGTATCTTGTCTTTCCTGTGCTTCTTCCTGTATATAGCCAATTAGTAGCCTGATAAATATAACCATGATGATTTTGATTAGGATCAGCATAACTAAATATACAACAAGGTTTTGGTAACCTTTTTAATGATTGACTAACAAAATATGATAACACATTCTTTTTAAGTCCATCATCTACACATAATCTATTTAATTCAACTGTATAAACTTTATAATTATCAAATATACAAGCACCATCATTAAAATGATAATTTGCAGAACTGCCAAAAGTAATAATACCATTTAAAAAATCTGAATATAATCCGAAGCAATATGAAATTGAGGGGATTCTTTTTAAATAATGTTTATTTAATAACCAATCATATGTTTCATGCTTATTAATTGATTCAACAGTATATTTTTTGGTTATTGACAACGTAAGCAATCTTTTCTTTTCTTTTTAAAGGTTGGTATGTTACCCTCTGGGTATTTTCTCCATTTTGCCCGATCTACCCAACCGGGGACAATGCTCCATGTATGTTTGCATTTCTCACAAAAAAATATACTATTATCTATTTTAATTTTCTTTTTTTCAAAAGTAAAAGATCTTTTTTTATTTGACTTAAAAGATTTAGTTGCAGAATCATTGGTAACTCTAAGTATATAATCAATTATATGTTCATCCTCTTTAGACATTATTATTTTTTAAAATGGGCGTTGGGCTATATTCGACAGAACAACAACTAGAGCCTTCTTTTAATTGCCATTGGGTGTTTGGCATTTGACGACCTCCACATTTACTACAATAAGCCCTATAAAGACCTGTTTTATATTGCTTAAATTGATTAGTGAAAGTA